TAGATCCAAATACCACTTTTAACAACTTGTATTCAGATGGCAGCAAAAACAAAAAGCAAAAGCACAGTAAATAAATCAGGTAATTATACTAAACCTGGTATGCGAAAGAAGATATTCAATCGTATTAAAGCAGGTAGTAAGGGTGGTGCTAGTGGTCAGTGGTCTGCTAGGAAAGCCCAGATGTTAGCAAAAGCTTATAAAAAAGCTGGGGGAGGTTATAAGTCGTGACATGGACGATACTTGGTCGGTAATTGTATCTGGTTGGCCTATAGCGTTTGGTTTCGTAACTTTGGTTATAGTGTTAGCTAAGATGCACGCAGATATAGATACACTAAAACAGAAAGTAATGACTTTATTTGAATTATGGAACTCTAAAAATAAATGAAAGTTGTACGATGCCACACTATACTAAACCATTAACTAAAGTAGTTAAAGGCTTGAGAAAAGCGTCCAAGACTCATGCAGGTCAAGCTAAAACTTTAAATAAAATATTAAAGGATCAAAAGAAAGGTTACGGAAAAAGTGCCAAGAAAAAGAAAAGATCCTAAAGTTGGTACTGGCAAAAAGCCAAAAGGAAGCGATAGAAGGTTATATACTGATGAGAATCCAAAAGATACTGTTAGTATAAAGTATGCTACACCTGCTGATGCTAGAGCAACGGTTTCTAAAGTAAAAAAGATAAGTAAGCCTTATGCTAGAAAGATACAGATATTAACTGTACTAGAACAGCGTAGTAAGTATGGTGGTAAACCTGAACAGGCTAGAATAGCTAAGAGAGCTAAAGAAAGTTTAAAGAGACAACATGGCACTAAAAAAACCACAAAAAAGTCTTAAAAACTGGGGAAAGCAGAAGTGGCGTACTAAGTCAGGTAAACCATCAACGCAAGGCCCAAAAGCTACTGGTGAAAGGTATCTTCCTTCAGCAGCAATTAAGTCGCTTAGTTCCGCTGAGTATGCAGCTACAACTAAGGCAAAAAGAAAAGGCAGAAAAGCAGGGAAGCAACACGTAAAGCAACCCAAGCGCATTGCAAGGAAGACCCGATCATATAGGAGAACGTAATTATGGCAATACCTTTATTTATACTAGGTGCAACAATTATAAGAACAGCAGCACCGTCAATTATTAGAGCATTAACAAAACAGGGAGCTAAAAAAATAGCTAAACCTAGTGCTAAACAAATTAAAAATGCAGTTAGTCCTAAAAATGCACCTAAAAAAATTCAAGATGCAATTAAACCTAAACCAACAGGAACTGCTGCAAGAAAAGCACGAAGAAGCAAAACAGGTGATTCTACTTCTAAATCTCCAGCAGATGCAGCTAGAAAAAAACAAACAGATCAATTAAAGCAAGGTAATGGTGCAAGAAAAGCTCAACCTCCTAAAAAATCAGCAGCTAAAAAACCAGCAGCTAAAAAACCTACTACTGCTAAAAAGCCAGATCCTAAGAAGGATTCAGGTATGTCTACAGGAGCCAAAATTATTGGTGGTGGAACATTAGTAACTGGATTAGGTGCTGAAACAATAAGACAAGCAAATAAAGATAAAAAAGAAGGAATGGGTGGTAAAGCTACAGTATCCCCCAATCAAAAATCTAGACAAGCTACTTTACCTAAAGATAGCAAAACTGATAGTGCCACAGTAGGAAAAGAACAAAGATCTAGACAGGCTACTCTACCTAAAGATGAAGGAATGGGTGGTAAAGCTACTGTATCCCCTAATCAAAAATCAAGACAAGCTACCTTACCTAAAGAAGAAGGTATCGGTACAAAGATTGCTAGAGCTTTAGGTGATAAACGTAGTGAAGAAGAAATGATCAGAACTCGTAAGATGAACGAGGAAGATGAAAAAGAAATGGGTATGAATAAAGGTGGTGCTGTTAAAAAGAAATACGGCATGAGAGAAGGTGGTTTCACCAAACGAGGTGGGATGTACAAGAAAGGTTATTAATGTGACTGAGCAACAAGAAAAGTTTCTTAATGCTTTGTTTGGAGTAGCACAAGGTAATTTTCGTATAGCTATGAATGTTGCAGGTTATGCTTCAACAGAGTATCCTGCAAGACTTATTCGCCAATTAAAAAGTGAGATAATAGAGAGAGCAGAGAATATGTTAGCAGCTAATGCTCCTAAAGCTGTTCTCTCTATGTCAGGCATACTAGATGATCCTAGTGCTTTAGGTAATAGAGATAAACTAGCTGCTGCCAAAGAAATCCTAGACCGTACTGGTATAGTTAAAACAGAGAAGATTGAGCATAAAGGCGTAGCTTCTGCTGTTGTGATATTGCCTCCCCTAGAGGAAGATGATGACACTCAAAAGGATTGATCATGCAAGTCGTAGAAAAATTAAAGCAATCGGTAAAATCCCATATGGATACGATTACGAGGTTGATGCAGGGAATGTGGCATGGTATATGCCTAATGAAGCAGTCCTTAGTAAATTCGATGAAGCGATTACTCAAATTCGTGAAGGTAATCACTCTGTACGAAAGGTGGCGGCGTGGCTAGAAAATGAGACTGGTAGAAAACTTTCTGCTACTAGGTTACACAAGTTGGCATGGACTGAAGAGGAGTTGGATGCTAGGAGAAAGTCTCGCAGACGCAAATTATCTCCCAAGCAAAGAAGAATCGAAGACCTTAAAAATACCGAAAAGCAAACCCGAATTAAGGCAGATCAAGCGAAGAGACGATTAAGTAAAGAGTTAGACAATGGCAAGGAGCCAGAAGAATCTATAAACTTTACTGACATTAAAGAGAAAGAACCTGAAGTTGTTTTCAAGCCAAATCCTGGCCCTCAAACACAATTTCTTTCTGCTAATGAACGTGAAGTTTTCTATGGAGGTGCAAGAGGTGGTGGTAAAACTTATTCTCTTCTTATAGCTCCATTAAGATATGTACACAAACCTGCTCATCGTGCATTGCTTATAAGACGTTCGATGCCAGAACTAAGAGATGTTATATTCCAGACTCAGCAGATATATCGTAAGGCTGAACCAAAAGCTAAGTTTAAGAGTCAAGAGAATACGTGGTACTTTCCAAGTGGAGCTAGAATAGAATTTGGGTATTGCGAAAACTTACAAGATGTGTTAAGATATCAAGGACAGTCCTATTCATGGATTGGTATAGATGAGCTACCACAATATGCTAATTCAGATATATGGCAGTTCTTAAAGTCATCGTTACGTACTACAGATCCTAGTATACCTTTGCATATGAGAGCTACAGGTAATCCAGGTAACATAGGATCAGCATGGGTTAAGAAGTTATTTATAGATCCTGCTGAACCAAACACTAGAATAACTGAGAAGATAGAGTATGAGCTAGATGGTAGAACACTGTCAAGCGAAATAACAAGAAAGTTTATAGCAGCATCAGTATGGGATAATCCGTATCTCACACAAGATCAGAGTTATGTTGCTATGTTGGCATCACTACCAGAAGTAAAACGTAAACAGTTTCTGTATGGTGATTGGGATGTAGTTGAAGAAGGTGCGTTTCCTGAGTTTGATAAGACAGTACATACGTGTGATAGTTTTGAAATACCAAATGGATGGACTAAGATAAGAGCAGCAGACTTTGGTTATGCAGCGCACTCAGCAATATTATGGGGTGCAGTAGATTATGATGGATGTCTGTGGATATATAGAGAGTTGTATGTAAATCGTTTGACAGCAGATAAATTAGGTCAGATGATTATGGAAGTAGAAGCTGATGATGGTAGAATACAGGATGCATTACTAGATAGTTCGTGTTGGGCTAAGAGAGGTGATGTAGGTCCATCAATAGCAGAGACTATGAATAGAGAAGGATGTAGATTTAGGCCATCAGATAGATCACCAGGATCTAGAGTTGCAGGTAAGATAGAGTTACATAAGAGACTGATGATTGATGAGGATACTGATGAGCCTAAGTTAAAGATATTAAAGAATTGTAAGAACTTGATCAGTCAGATAGCAGCATTACCAGTGGATGCTAGAAACCCTGAAGATGTAGATACTAAGTCTGAAGATCACTTATATGATGCACTAAGGTATATGATAATGTCTAGACCTACTAATATAAGAGTAGCGTATGAGAATACACCTAAACATCGTTACCAAGCATCGGATGCTACGTTTGGATATTAGATGATTTGGGCATATGCTGGTATGATACTTGGGTTAGTGCTTATCATCGGTGTGTTTGTATATAGTCATTGGTATTGATATGAAAAAACCTAGAAATTATAAAAAAGAACATAAGGCAGGTGGTAAACTAGCAAAAGCTAAAAGGGCTTCTAGAAATAGAGCCAATAGAATAATGAAGAAAACAGTAGGCGTTCCTAAAGGATCAGAGGTACATCACGTAAATGGTAATCCAATGGATAACCGTAAGATGAATTTAAAGGTTGTACCAAGATCTACAAATAGACGTAATCAGCCAAAAAGGAAAAACAATGGCAGAAGAAAATGATATCTTAGTTTTAGAGGATGATGTAAAAGAAACTCCGTATAGTAATATAGTTAGTTACGTCAATGGTAGATTTGAACGTGCAAAGAATAAAAGATACTCTGATGAAGAAAGATGGATACAGGCATACAGAAATTACAGAGGTGTATACGGTCCTGAAGTACAATTTACAGAAACTGAGAAGTCAAGAGTATTTATCAAGGTAACTAAAACAAAAGTACTGGCTGCCTATGGTCAGATTATAGATGTTCTATTTAGTCAGAATAGATTTCCTATTGGTGTAGAGCCAACAACATTACCAGAAGGTGTGTTAGATACTGTACACATAGATCCCAAAGAACAAGAACAAAACAAAATGATGGAGCAGTTTCAGGATGTTTATGGTTTTCCTGGTGACGGTAATGAGTTAGAGCCAGGTCAAACATCTAGCGTACTGAAAGATAGTTTAGGTCCACTAGAAGAAGAACTAGGAGATCTAGAAGGTCTTAAAGAAGGACCTGGACAAACACAATCTTCTGTTACATTTCATCCAGCTATGGTTGCTGCTAAAAAGATGGAGAAGAAGATACGTGATCAGCTAGAAGAATCTGCTGCCACTAAACATCTTAGGTTCTCCTGCTTTGAGTGTGTGCTATTTGGTACTGCTGTAATGAAAGGTCCATTTGCTTTAGACAAAGAGTATCCTAATTGGGATGATGAAGGTAAGTATGATCCAGTAATTAAGACAGTACCTAAAGTAGAACACGTATCTGTTTGGGATTTCTATCCTGATCCAGATGCACATAATATGGAAGATGCTACATATGTAGTAGAGCGTCACAAGCTTACACGTTCACAACTTAGAGCATTAAAGAAGCGTCCATACTTTAGAAGTAAAGCGATAGAAGATGCTATCAAAGATGGTGAAGATTATTCTAGAGAGTGGTGGGAAGATAACCTAGAGGATAATGATACTTCTTCAGACTTTGGTGGTGAAGGTTTTGCTGGTGAAGGTGGTGATGTAGAACGCTTTGAAGTATTAGAGTTCTGGGGTACAATAGATAAAGAGATAATACAAGAACAAGACCTAGAGATAGATGACCATCCAGATGATGAGATACAGATTAACTGCTGGGTGTGTAACAATAAAGTTATACGTTTAGTCATTAATCCGTTTGTACCTAAACGTATTCCTTATGTTGCTAGTCCATATGAGATCAACCCATATAGTTTCTTTGGTGTAGGTCTAGCAGAGAACATGGATGATACCCAAACATTAATGAACGGTTTTATGAGATTAGCAGTTGACAATGCTATCTTATCTGGTAATCTATTGATTGAGGTAGATGAAACAAACCTAGCACCTGGTCAGGATCTTACAGTATATCCTGGTAAAATTTTTAGAAGACAAGGTGGTGCGCCTGGTCAAGCTATA